AAAAACTGTTCATAGAAATAAACGTACATAGCTATGTCGTTAAAAGAATTAACAATGGTGGTGGCCGTTGAACCTGTTGCGAGTTGCCAACCAGCGTTTCCGCTGATAACAACGTCTGTCTTCTTTTGCTTAATTCGATAACCCTTAGAAAAACATTGTTGGAATATTGCTATGGGGATTTCAGGTAATTCTAGAGCAGACATCCATATATGCATAAATCTACCAAGTGGTCCATCATCTTGGGATTGATCGCACATAGAAAAGTCCGCTTCTATTATGAGAGCTTCACCTGTTCTTTTTGTGAATTTGGCAAGAGAATCGTCACCAGCTACAAGAACACAGTTGGGGACAGTTAACAACACGTCAAAAGCTTGGGACAAAGCTGATTGAGACATTCCACTGCAGAATAATATTTGTAAACCGTTATGAGGGTCACTGTCAAAACCAAACGATAAGTGCATAACATCACTTATGTGTCGGGCGTATTGAGTGGTGAGCGCGTGATATCCTGGCTCTAACTTACAAATAGCTCTTGGTTTGAGGTCAAAAATTCCTGGAGCTGTTTCTTTTAGTGGAATGGTTTCGTCCCATTTAACGCCATAGCTTTTCGTTTCTGGATGGTCAATTCCCATTTCTAGGTCCAACCCTGATCTAAGAATACGATTTCCTTTAGGTCCCATGATCTCGCACGCTTCTTCAAGAGTAAGGAGCTCTCGGTGCTGTGCAAAAGATCGGAAGTCAGAGAAAATGGACTTCATCGTGGTAGTATAGGCTAAATCTTTCCAAGTCCGTAACCTTTTGTTCTTTTTGGGGCATAAAAGGTACGGATCTTTGTGTATTCTGTACATCAGAGAAGCAAGAGTGTTATTGGTCGAATTGGCGGGCGAATACATAACTGCCGTGGACATGGCAATCGGATATATTCTGTGGACGTCAATTTCTTCTGTTTCTAATGCTTGTTTAAGGACTTCAATGGAAACTACGTTTCCTGCTAAAGATGCTGTGATCTCTCCTCTGGCTGCTACGGTGGGGTAGAGGGTGCTTTGGATCGGGAGGAGACAAAAATCACTCGCCGGAGTCGCAGTCCACGACGGACCTTCAACTCTAGCAAGATTATTGTATGCATCTTTGAAATCTTCTATGAATTGTTTGTCATCTTTATTTATAGACAACAAGTTTGCATGCAGTTTCCTACACACGG